GTTCCGGATCATCGCTTGCGATCCCCATGAGTCAAAAATTTAACAACCGTTTGAAAAGTAAGCCAAAGCCGAAGGTTACGGCGACAGACCGCGCGGCTGAGATCGGCGTGTCAATGCAGACGCTTGCCAACTGGAAGCGATGTGGCGTGAACGTGATGAACGATGACGAAATCCGTGTGAAAATTGGGCGCATGCGGAACATCCCGCCGACCTTAAAACCGGAATGGTTGCCCAAGCTGGCAACAAAAATTGAAGCACCCGGTGAAGATCCGACCCAGATTGATATCGAGTCCATTATTGCCCAGCTTTCAAACGTCACCGACAAGCATCAGGCGCAGACGGTCAAGATCCAGATCGACGGACTGCTCAACGCTTACAAGCTGCGGGAGGCGGCTGGGAAATATGTGGCGAAGTCGATGGTTGATGAGGCACTGATCCGCATCGCGGCTGCGGTCAAGGCAGCGATCCTGCGGATGGAGGCCGACCTACCGCCACAGCTTGAGGGTTGCGACCCACCGGCAATGCAACGGATCATCCGAGGCAAGGTTGACGAGATCATGAGCACTCTCTCAGAATCAACCGCCAAAATATGGGAAAACGATGCTGGCGATTGATCAACTACTAAGCGTTTTTCAGAGAGCATGCAGACCGCCGGCCAGACTAGCTCCGAGCCAGTGGGCGACCGACCGCGTCGCGATCCAAGACGGACTAACCCCAAAATATTCGACATCGAACGCGCCTTGGCAGATCGAGCCGCTCGATGTGGTAGCAAACGCCGACGCAAAGGAAATTGTCATTCTGGCACCCATCGGCACTGGCAAGACGACGTTCATGGAAGCGGCATTGCAATACATCATCGCCGAAGATCCCGGCCCAACCTTGCTAGTCGGTCAAACCGATGACGACCTCAAGGACTGGGCGGAAACTCGGATGGACTACGCGATCCGCAACACTCCCGAAACTGCGGCGCTCTTGCCGGAAGATCGCCACAAGAAGCGGAAGATGCAGATCCTCTTCCCGCACATGTCCCTGTTCCTTACCGGCGCGAACCTCAGCGGCCTTCAATCCAAGTCTATGCGTCGAGTCTTTTGCGACGAGGCGTGGCAGTATCGACCCGGCATGCTCAACGAAGCCCGAGGCCGACTCCATGACAGGTGGAACCGGCAATTTTTTATCCTCTCTCAGGCAGGTGTAAAAGGCGATGACCTGGACAAAGCGTGGGGTCATTCCGACCAGCGAGAGTTCAGCTTTTCCTGCCCTAGCTGCGGCACCATCCAGCCTTGGAAATGGTGCAACGTCGTCGGCTATGAGGACGATACTTTGGAGCCTCTCGCACGGGCGCAGCTCGCCCGGCTGAAATGCGACAACTCCGATTGTGATTGGACGTGCGCCGACTCACCGCAACCGCGCCGAGCGCTGGCTGAGGCTGGGCAATACGTCGCCACCGCGGTTGGCATGCCCGGTCATGTCGGATTTCATTACAACGTGTTGGCAAACTGGCGCAAGCCGCTCTGGGAGATCGTCCTGCTGTGGCTGGAGGCCAAGGCCGCGATGCGCGTTGGAAATGTGGATCCGCTGCGGCAGTTCATTCAGAAGCGGCTAGCCGAGACATGGGAGGAAGACTTGACCGACAACCGCTCGGCACTGGTCGGGAACGGCTACCTCGTGAGCGAGTATACCGACAAGCAGAAGATCGAGGACGAAGCGCACCGATTCCTCACGGTTGACAAACAACGCGACCACTTCTGGGCAGGCATTCGCGCATGGCGAGCAAGCGGCGAATCGATGCTGCTCTGGTATGGCCGGGTCGAGACGTTTGACGGAGTGCATGACCTAGCACTTCGCTACGGAATCAAGCCACAGATGGTATTCGTGGATGCGCAGTATGACACCGACCAAGTCTATTCCGCCTGTTCGAGGATGAACTGGACGGCACTTCACGGCAGCGGCCAAAATTCGTTCGCCTACAAAAAGCAAAATGGCGACATCATCCACCGACCATTCACGCGCTTCCAGGATGCGACTGCCAGCGGCGGCGGCAAGGCACGTTACGCGCACTGGGCGAGCGACCGGATTAAGGACATCCTCCACGCGCACCGCACCGGGATTGCTGGATCCTGGGACATTCCAGACGACATCTCGGTTGACTTTCTCAAGCAGATCGACAGCGAAATCAAAAAGGAGGTGACCAACTCCAAGACCAAGCAGGTCGAGTATCGGTGGACTCGGACTCGGAACAACAACCACGCATGGGACGTTGAGGCCATGCAGATTGTGGCCGCGCTCATGCTCAAGATCATACCCGGCTTTGATGTTTGACACCTCGGCCTAGTCGATGGCCGCCAACGTCCGAGAAGTCGCGAAAAATTTGTTCCAGTACGCGAACGGCAACCCACAACGGATTGCCGGAATCAAGACTGCGTTCGATGCAGCGATGAATGGAGCACTTTCCAAGGGCGGCATGGACTCGATCACGCAAGCTACCAAAAACGGCGTGACCATGCAAAAAATGATCGGCCTAAATGAAGGCGAACGCCAGACCGCCCTGCGGATGGCCATGGAGTATCTCAGCATCGGATTCGTTCCGAGCAGCAGCCGGTCGCTCGGTCGATTTTAATACACAAATACCATGGCAATACTCGATCAATTCGGCAGACAGGTCAGCTATAAGGCAGCACGCGCTGCCCAGAACACGCGTTATCGTCCATACGAGCCGGTCGAGAAGAAGGACATCAGCGATCTTGTTCCAGCGCTCGATCGGGTGACTTTGCAGAGCCATGCACGCCGGATCTATCTTAACTTTGGGCCGATTAAAAATGCCATCAACCAACGTGGAATGTATACCGTTGGGCGGGCATTTGTTCCAATTTACACCGGCGGAGATGAAGAGTTCGGCAAACTTGCGACCAAGTTTTTGACCGACAGCTTTTACCCCATCGGCGATGGGCGCGGAGGGATGCACGACCTCAAGACAAACCTGTTCAGTTTCTCAACTAGTATCGACGTTGACGGTGAAATCTTTATCCTGCTCACCGAAACGGCCACCGGATTTCCACAATATCAAGGAATTCCAAGCCACCGGATCGCCACCCCGCGTGGATTTACGGACGGGCAGATGTATCGAGGCGCAATGCTGCAAGACGGAATCACCTATTTTCCAAGCGGCGAGGCTAAAGAATACGCTTTCTGCGACAAACGTGGCGATCTAGATCAGTGGCTACCGGCGCAGAACGTCATTCACCTGTTCGATCCCGAATATCAATACCAGGCACGAGGCCTGACTGCCCTAACGCATTGCATCAACGACTGCCGGGACATGATCCAGAGCACCGAATGGGAGCGTTTGGCGATGCTTCAGATGAGCAGCATCTCACTTGTCGAATACAACGACAACGGCGGTCCTGATCTGGATGATCCATATAATGCGCTCATTGGTGACACTGAATCTTGCAAAGGCATGACAGTGGAATCGCTTGATGGCGGAACTGTTCGTTATTTCAAATCCAACAGCGGCGGCAAGATCGAGACGCTTATAAACAATCGACCAGGCAACCCATTCCTTGACTTCCACAACCGACTGCTCAAGGGCGCGTTTGCCGGCCTTAATTGGCCAATGGCATTCTATGATGGGCATGCAGCCGGTGGAGGCACAGCACAGCGCACCGAAATTGCAATGGCTCAACGGTCTGTTGATGACCGGCAGGATTTGCTTTTTTATGCGGCAAAACGACTTTGTGGATACGCTGTCGCAAAAGCGATGAAACGCGGTGATCTTCCGCAATCATCCGACTGGTATCAGTGGGCATTCTCGACTCCACCAAAGCTTACCATCGACGATGGGCGAATCACCAAGGAGCTAGAAACACTCTGGAAGATGGGCGCAGCCAACCTGCGGGACATCGTGTCGATGCGCGGCAAGACGCTGGAGGCACATTACACCGAGCGAGCGCAGGAAGTTGCTCTGAGAAAAATTGCAGCCAGAGATGCCTCTGAGCTTTACGGAGTCGAAGTTGACGACCGTGAAATGTCCATGCTTAATCCGAACGAAATGCCGCCACCGGAAGTAGTCAATGCCTAATCCATCAATAATCTGCGATATCGATGGGACTCTATTTAATGGAGACTCTCCTGTTCAAGAAGTAATCGACTATCTAAAAGACGAGTCGATGGACCATGACGTAATCATTATTAGTGGACGGCAAGATTCACAAATGCAAGCAACGCGAAATTTGCTCAATGCACATGATGTTCCACATTCACAAATTCATTTAAGCGATTTTCCGAAAGGTGCAGAAGTTCAATTCAAAAAATATAAGGCCAAGAAATTGATGGATGAAGGTTATGATATAATTGAGGCAATCGACAATGATGCTCGTACGCGTGATGCCTATTCATCTCTTGAAATAGAAGAAGTGATTGATCCTGTAGATATTGTCAAAGAATACCAAGATCGCCAGTCAGAACTTGACACCGAATCCAACAATAGGATGAAACTGCTCACCATCGAAAACCGGGTCGCCAAGGTGCGGCTTAATGATGCCGTCACGCCATGGAGCGCAGACGATTTGATCGCCGACATCGAGCGCAGCTATGGTCAAAAGGCTGTTGCTGAGAACATGACAGTCGGAACCTTGCAATGTTCCGCCAACGATGCGCTTGAGACGCTAGAGATCGAGATCAATTCCCCTGGCGGATCGGTGCTTGACGGCTACCGCGTCTACAATTCGCTGATGCAGATGCGCGGACGCGGCGTCGAGATCATCGCCACAGTCAACACTCTGGCAGCATCCATGGGCAGTGTCATCTTGATGGCGGCCAACAAGGTGCGGATCGTCGAAGGAGGACGCATTATGATTCACGAAGCCAGCCAAGCAGTCGCCGGTGATTCTGCTACGCATGCCCGTGCGGCAAAACTTCTCGATGAAATCTCAAACGAGATCGCGGTTATTTACGCAAAGCGCACCGGCGCTAATCCTGACCAAATGCGTGAGCTGATGAAAGCCGAAACATGGATGGGCGCAGCCGAAGCCATGGATCGAAAATTTGCTGATGAGATCGTGAAATTTGACACTCAAGCAAAAAGCATGAGCCTTTTCGCTAAATTATTTCCCGGCAACGACGAAGCACTCAAGATCGAGGCTGCCATCGCTGAAAACGATTCTCTTCGCGCCGATCTTGTATCTGCCGAAGCACGCATCAAAGAACTTAGCGGTCATGCTGAGATTATCACTCAGCTTCGCGCCGAACTTGCCACCGAGCAAGAAAAGGCTGTTGAAGTTACCGAAAAAGCCGAGGAGCTTGCAACCAAGGTTAAAGAGCTTGAAGAAAAAACCGAAGTTTCAGAGGAAAAGGTCAGCGCACGCGCTGCCGAGATGCTCGCCAGCACTGGCCATCCTGCTCCCGTAGCTCTTGCCGGTGACACTAACGAAGCACCAGTCAGCCATCTCAAGGCCATGGCCACTATGACACCAGCCGAGGCCGCAGAATACTTTGCCCTGCACAAAGCCGAAATCCTCTCCGACAAAAACCGATACTCAGTCTAATCAATTTCAATTCTCAACTAATCAATCACCATGGCATCCATCGCCCTTAACGACAAAATCTTCACCCAAGTTGCCCTCCAGGCTTTTGTGGCGAAGCTCTCTCCACTCAACGCATTTACTCGCGACTTCAGCGGAGACGCTCGCCGCAAAGGAGATGCTATCGTAGTTCCGCTAATCAGCGGAATTACCGCAACTACTTTTAACCAATCCTATGAGACTGGTGGAGGTGCAATTACTTTTGCAACTGTATCGATCAACAACCATCGGATTGCGTCGATTGATCTAACCGACGTTCAAGTTTCCAACAGTTCCGCAGCCGTCATGGATAATCTGGCTATCCAAGCTGGCGAATCCCTCGCTCGCATTGTGTTGCAAGACATCTGGTCCACGATCACAGTCGCCAACTTTGGTGCTGCGATCCTGACCACCGCTGGTGCCAACTACACCATCGCTCAGATTGGCGCACTTCGTAAAGCGCTGATTCAGCGCAATGTTCCAACGGATCGACTTAGTTTCATCTCGGACAGCGAAATCTACACTGGCTTATTGACCTCTTCTGGAGTTGCTCAAGCGCTCAATTATGGTGGATCTGAAGCCGTTCGTGATGGTCAAATCCCACGTCTGCTCGGCATGCAAATTTTCGAGTCAAACGTCATCCCAGCCAACGCGATGACCAAGCTCGGCGGATTTGTTGCCCACCCAGACTCGATCGCAATCGCGATGCGCTATCTTGAGCCACAAGCCAGCGAAATGTATCTTGCAACCGAACAGGTCACTGCAAGCAATGGCATCACGATGGGTTATCGCCGCCACTACAACCCATCGACCGGTAAACACTTCGCAAACTTTGAGTGCTTGTTCGGGTTTACTCCTGCACTCACTCTTGGCCTTGCCATCGTGACGATCCCTGCCTAATTTTTCTTGGTCGTTTGTCATAGCAGCCGTCAGCCTCGAAAGGGGCTGGCGGTTTTCTTTTTCTTGCACTTGACCCACCACCTGCTTTAATCCACGACAGAAATTATGAAAAACAAACTGAGCCTCTGCGTGATCGTCGGCAACGTCGAAAATTACATCAACCGCTTCCTCGATCATTTTGAGAAGATCGCTGACGAGATCATCGTAGTAAGGGCAATCGGCAATCAAGAGCCTGACATGACTCTCGACATCGCCCGCGACCGTGGCTGCATCATCGACGAGTATTACAACGCAAAAGGCAACGACTGGCCACACGTTGACGACTTCGGCGCAGCACGCAACACCGCCCTAGACCTCGCCACCGGCGACTGGTTGATGTGGGCAGACACTGACGACGTCATCACGCCAGAAGATTGCGCGACGATCCGCAAGATGTTGCCACAGCTCGGCGACGACATCCAAGGTGTGCTGATGCCATACGCAATCCCCGACGATGGCATTACGCTGCACCGTGAGCGCATCTGGAGGCGTGACTCAGCACGTTGGATGAACCCGATCCATGAGTCTCTCAAGTTCGCTCCTGATGTTCCTATGGCTAGATTTGATACAGTCCAGATCCTGCACCTGCCGCACGGCAAGCGAAAGTCCAGCAGCGACGAGCGCAACCTGCGCATCCTGCGCTCGATCCCCGAGGCCGAGGTGACCAGCAGCCAGCTTTTCTACATGATGCAAAGTGAGCGTGCTCTGGGTCAGATCGAGGAGGCGACGGCAACCGCAGCAAGGCTGTGCATGGCACCCGACGCCGGCCAGCCAGAGCGCTACGAGGCGTTTCTTGTCATGGGTCAGATGGTGCCTGACGCAGCAACCCGCTCGCAGTTATACCTGCAAGCCGTCGCGGTGGACCCGGCCCGCCGCGAGGCATACGCCGAGCTAGCAATGGAGGCGCTCAAGGCCAACCAATTCCCACTTGCCCTCGGCTGGTCGGAAGTAATGACATCTTTGCCAAAGCCGTCCGCATGGTGGTGGAACAGCCGCAAGAAATTCTACGGCTGGCAGGGCGTGCAGGTGCGCGGCATGTGCTTGCGAGCAAACGACCGCCACGAGGAGGCTGACGCCATCGAGACAAACCACTTCTCGCTGCACGGGGCGAAGATCAGTCTGATCCATGCCACGCGCGGCAGACCGGCACAGGCATATAAAGCGCGGTCGACATGGCTCGACCGGGCGCACAACCCAGACGCAATCGAACATATCTTCGCGCTCGATCCTGACGACGATACGATAGGACCATTCGTCACCTGCCGCCACGTTATCAACCAGGGCGCTGGACCGGTCGCAGCGTGGAACGAAGCGGCCAAGTTTTCCATCGGAGAAATTCTCATCCAGCTCAGCGACGACTGGGATCCGCCGATGCACTGGGACAAGCTGATTCTTGATGCGATTGGCGACGCATCGAAACCAGCCGTTCTTGCTGTCAGCGACGGCCATCGAACCGATAACCTGCTTTGCATGGCGATTCTAACCCGCGCTCGCTACAACCAACAGGGCTACATGTTTCACCCTGAGTTTTTCAGCATGTTCTCGGATAACCTTTTCACTGATCGAGCCTATGCTGATGGCGTGGTGATCGATGCAAAGGAAATCGTTATTGAGCATATTCACCCAGCTTTCGGCAAAGCGGAAATGGATGAGACATACGCTCGCAGCAATGCCACAGCAAACTACGAAGCCGGTCGAGCAACCTACGAAAAACTCAAGGCATGAGTCACAAAGGCGATTGGCACAGGCTGGGCGATGCACCGGCATACCGAGATAACTACGACGAAATCTTCAGAAAAAAAACGAATGATCTTATCCATACTGACCCCGACAATACCTGGACGCGAAAAGCAAGTCCACGCCCTGCAAACGCGCATCGAGGAACAGATTTCTGCGCTGAAGAGTTCGGGGCAGATCGAGCACCTAATCCTGAGTGACAATCGCCAGCGCAGGATCGGCGCAAAGCGGCAGGCACTACTCGACATCGCGCGTGGGCAATACATCGCGTTCGTCGATGATGATGACGACGTGGCCGACACCTACGTTGATGAGCTACTAAAGGCAGCCGCGAGTGGTGCGGACGTCATCACGTTCTTGCAAGGCGCAACCTACAACGGCCAGCAGAGCGTTGTAGACTTTCAACTTGGCCAAGGCGATCACACCTACAACCCTGGTGGCATTACCAACCGAGATGCGTGGCACGTCAATGCATGGCGAAGGAGCTGCGTGGCACACTGTCAGTTCGGCGAGACAAACTACGGCGAGGATCTGACATGGTGCAGACAAGCTCGACGAATGGTCAAGACGACCGTTCACATTCCGAAGATCTTGCACTATTACCACCACGATGCAGCGACGACCGCCGCGCCTGAGCCAAGTTGACATCGACCCAATAGCATGAGCGCAATCGACGAATTTCTGAACGCTGGCAACCCCGAGACGGATGACCTAATCGGCACGCGCACGATGGTCTGCGCGGGGCAGACGTTCTTAGTTGTTTTCAACGATGCGCGGAAGAGCTACGAAGGCGCACTGGGAGGACTAGAAAGCAACCTGCAAGCCACCGTAGTGGCACAGCCGGGAGCAGTGACCAATCCAGTCACACTACTCCAGAAACGCTGCACAATCGACGGTGATGCGTTCCGCGTAGCAGAGGTGGCAGTCGGCAACGTGGCGATCACGTTTACGCTGGCGAGCGCCGGTGATTCTCGCTGATTTTGACTCCCAGCCTATTGCGTGGCAACGAAGATCCAAATGGATGCGGCGACTATCGCCAAATTCCAGCGAACGCTGGCTGAGTTTACCGAGGCTACCGGCAAGACCGCCGAGGAGGGCATGAAGCGCATTGCCAAGTCAGCATGCAGACGACTTGCGACCACCGTGCAACCGTATGGATTAAAAGGTGGAAAGTTGGCAAAGTTTGAAAAGAGTGTAGCCAATCAAGTTGACCGTGCTTGGTTCGGAACAAACCTTGGTGCCTTGCCAGCCACAAATAAAATGAAAGATGCTCACTATGGGGCAAGGCGCAACGGCGTGGTTCCCAAGCAATTATTTCAGAAGGAAAAGGGCAAGCCGTGGTTAGGGTTGATCCCAGTGTCCGACCGCGACACCTACAAGAAACTTGCTGTTGAAAAAGTCGGACGCGCTAAAGCCGCATGGGTTAAGATCGCCAATGAACTAGGCAGCCCAAAAATGAGCGGTCTTAATTCTACGATCCTGCGACATCTTGTCGGCGCAAGAGGTGATCACAACGTATCAGGGACAGGCATCAAGACTAACGTTCAAATCTCGAACAATGTCCCATACATCAAGCAAATCCAATTCACCGAGGATGTTGCAAAAGCGGCCACCGAAGGCATGAAGAACGGACTAAAGTGGATGACAATCACAACGCAGAAAACGATTGAGAAAGCCAACCGGCAACTTTTATGACGACCTCCCAACGAATAAAACTCTCGCTGATCGCAGTGCTTGAAGCAAGCAAGCCGGATCAATCCATCATCGTCGTTGATGCAAAGCAGCGCGGCGAGCTGACACTGCCTCTCCTAGCCGTGGACGTGACCGCAGCCGTTTCCCACAGCGAGGCGCTCCAGAATGTCGAGCGGATCGAGCTGGCTGCCACACTGCGCGTTCACGCCGGTGACGACGAGGAAATCGACGCATGGATTGACCAGATTGAAACCGTCCTCACCGATGTTAGCTTTATGAAAGCGGCAACCAGTGATCTTGTGAAGGTATACTCTTGGACATATTCTGGAAGCGTTCAAGAGTGGGATGAAAGCGTGCTTGAAGTATCGTTTACTATCGAAGCTCTCTGTTCCAGATTTGATCCGCAGCAGCAGAACGATGTTCCGTAATTTGACATCTAGGCCAAATTTGAACCTTTCAACTTTATGGCCGCTACTGTTTATACCGCATCTACCGCCGCTGATCTTCAATACGGGATCACTAACGAGACAGGAATCATCCTGACTTCATTCGCTCGCAACGTGCAATCCATGAAAACGGAAGTGCGCGATGCAGCTAACGACGTGGTTGCTGTCGCTTACAGCGGCCTGACCGCATCCATTACGATGGAAGGATTCGTCAACGGAGCAGTAACAATGGATGTGGCCGCCCTACTCACCTTGACCAACGACACCAGCGGAGGTGGACTCAGCGGTGGGACCATCATCGTAGATACCTACAATGAAAGCGCCGCACAAGGCGAGTTCCGCAAACTCTCAGTCAGCGCGACCCAGTATGCGTCCACGATGACCGAAGCATAATTTTCTAAACCGCTGGCAGACCGGTAAAAGTCTGCCACAAAAAAAATGGACCAGAAACAAGAACTGTATCACACCATGAATATCATGGTTGCAAGCGTGCTGATGACCTACGGGTTTAAGTTCATCACTTTCACCCACATCATCCGAGGCGATGGCCGAGAGTCGAAGCAATTTTGGTTTGAGGCACAGTCTCCCGAATGCCCGATGAAAGCAGGTGAGGTCGCCTACTACGCGACAAAAGGTCACTCAGACCTGGCATCAAAAGACAAGGAGAATCCAGTGCTCTGGATGCGCGGCGTGCTGATGAACCGTAACACTATGATCGAGATCGTAAAAAATTCACCTCGCATGATTGAGATCAGCAACGGCAGCCGCAAGGCGCTGATTGCAGAGACAGCCAGTGAGGAAACCAAGCGGCAGGTTGCCGCAATGCTTTAACCACAAAACTACATGACAAAAGAAAATGACCTGATGACAGACGATGATGCGATGCGCGATGCCGGCATGACTGCTGGGCCGAAACGCCGATCCAACTTCGTGCTGCGGCCAATGACAGCAATGTCACTTTCATGGCTGCAACGCAACCGAGTGTTTGATGACGAGATTGGAGACAAGCTGCAAAAGACCGCAGCATATGTCTACCTGCACACCGAGCCAAAAGAGGAAATACGCGCAGTGGTCTGCAATCAAGCAGACTTCATGGATGCCGTTGACCGGTGGATGGACAAGCACATCACCTACCATTCCGAGCTTGAGCCGTTGTCTGAGGAGATGAGTGAGGCGATGAACATTTACCTTGCCGCTAATACAAAAGCATCGACCAATTCAGACCCAGGAATCTCAGGCTTAAAAAACTAGCAACGCCCAGTTGGCTCGCATCGTATGTGCATCACATTGCGAGCGTCACCGGCTGGGCATTCCGCGAGATCATGGAAGAACTGCCGATTGCCGCAGGATTGCAAATCATCAATGCAGAGTCGGCATCCAAAGGCATCGCCCGACAGTGGGCAAACAGTGGATCACTTTTTGACTCCGCGTTAGTAATCGACGAGGCATTCAAAAAACTTGAAAAACGATGAGCGGAATCAATGTAAATTTTGGGGCGACTGACGCTGGGTTTTCTTCGACGATCAGCAAGGTTAAAGACTCAACGAAGAGTCTTGAATCCACTGTCGAGAAAACCAGCGACAAGGTAAACATTGGCTTTGCCAGCATGGCAAAAGCAGGAGCCGCACTTGCACTTGGGTTTGGAGCAATTAAAATGGCAGCCGCAGCAGTTAGCGGCACGCTTGGCACATTCAAAGAAGCACTAGATCTAGGCGGAACGCTTTCCGATCTATCAGATCAAACCGGTGAGACAGCTGGAAAACTTTTGATATTGAGACGCGCATTTGAGAACAATGGATTGGAAGCAGATAATGTTGGCACATCAATTAACAAGATGCAAAGGACTCTTGTTGAAGCATCTGATGGATCTGAAACCGCAAAAGCAAAGTTTGAACGGCTCGGCCTGAGTCTTTCAGACATGCAGACCAAGACGCCGACAGAACAGCTTAAGATGCTCGCAGCCGCAATTTCAGGGCTACCGACACCCGCCGAAAGATCGGCAGCAGCTATCGAATGGTTCGGCAAATCTGGAGGCCGTGCGCTCGCATTCTTAACTAATTTCACCGGAGCGGTTGATGATGCTAAAGGCGAACTTGGAAGCATGCCTGACATCATGGACAAGAACGCCAGAACCTTCGATACGATCAGCGACAAGATCACTGTCATTGGTGGAAAATTCAAGGAGTTTGCGGCTGGTATGCTTGGTGAAATGACACCGATGCTGGAACTAATAACAACCGCAATTGCTAGAATTGATTTTGCTGGATTTGGCCAACGTATAGCACAAGCATTCATTGGTGGAACACAAGCAATGGATGGATTTTCAGCAGCGCTCGCAGCTATGAAGATCGGCGAGTTCTCGCTGGCATTTGAAATTGCATTTGCCTCGGTAAAACTCCAGGCAGTGCAAAGTGCCAATTCGATTGTTGCAAACTTCAATGCAGCAATCGCGACATCAGTAGAATTTATAAGCATAGCTTTTGGCCCAGGTTCTGGAATGTTCACAGTTATAACTAAATCATTTGAAGTAATTGGAAATCTTTTCAGCCGATCAATTATTTCAGCACTTAAAACTGTTGCTGAAGCACTATCAAAAGTTTTTGATGGTCCAATGCTTGATGCTCTGAAAGTCATTGCGCCTGTTTCGGCAGCTTTGATTGAAGGTTTTACACACATGGGTAATTCATTTGATATTGCAATCAAAAATATGGATACAGAAGTTGCTATGGCGTCAAAGACAATGAAAAATGCCATGGGTCAGATTCCAGGTGATTTTATTCTTGCAGCGCAAGAGGCAAAGAAATCGTTTGAGGACTCTCTCAAATCATCTGGTAAGCTGATTGAGACTTCTGGCATAGAGCTAGACCTCCAGAACTCCAAGTTGAAGTTGATGAAACTTCAGAACGAACAATCGCTTGAGGCGATCAAGAATCAAGGAGACTTCAGCGAGCTAGAAATCAAAATCGGTGCGAACCGCATCTCGAATGCTGGACGAATCAAAGAGCTTGAAGCTGAGATCACCAATGCAAAAGCTCAAGGCAACAAGGAACTTGAAGCACAGTTGACTGCTCAGAAAGCATACTACGAGCAGCTGGAGCGATCATTGGCAGCCGGAAAAGATAATCAGGTTGCCCTTAATGAAGCATCAAAGGCTTACGAGGTATCTCTGAAAAATTCAGTCAATGATGCCGGCAAATTAGCCAATCTTCAAAAAGCCATTAAAGATGATATGGTGCAGATAAAGACCGTTGGAGATTTGATTGCAGCTACTAACGCAGCAGCACCAATGAAAACATTCAGCGAAAAAACAAAAGACGCTAGGGTGGATCTCAAGGCGCTCGCTGATTTCATGGGAGGAGACTTTTCACGCATGGCAATTCCAGACATCGCCAAAAAGCTAGGAATCGATATTGCTAGAAAATCATCCAAGCAATTGCTTGATGAGATCCAGAAGAAGATGGATGAGATCAAGAAGAAGGAAATCAACATCAACATCAACAAAAAGGCAACTAAGGAACAACTGAAGGACGTCCAGAAAGACATCGCAAATCTTGACACCAAAAAGACGATCACGCTTGATGCGTCTTCTAGCATTTCTGGTATTAGAAAAGAAATGGGCGCTGAAATCGACCTGGGGCTTAGTAGCTCAAGAGGCACAGATTTCCTTGGCAAGATTTTCTCTGCTGCTGAGGATATTAAAAAGATTCTAGAAAAAATTGAACCGAAACTTCCTACTGTTGCACTTGGGGCGTAACATACAAAATCATGGCCATCATTTACGAAAAAACAATCGGCTCGCTGATTGCCACACCTGGTCGCAACGTCGCTACATTTCCGAGCGGCCTCGTTCGCGTCGATCAGACATACGTTTGCAGAAGCACATTTGCCGCCACTCACCGATCTACACTTGCTGTTGGAAACAACATGCCTGATGGTAACACGGCACCAGCGATAGATGGCCTGAAGATTTTCCCGCAGCCGCAGGAGAACGAGCGTGGCGATGGCTTTACTGAGTTCATGGTTTCAGCCTACGGTCGAACAACGACCAATATGATTAACCTAGAGTTAATCAAGAAAAATATCATTCCTGCTTTTACTAATTCATTTGCTTCAAGCGTGTCGTTCTGGGAAATTAAAGGCAAGATCGCTATTCCTTATGGAACCAACCTTGAGTATGATGATCTAAATCTTGATCCATCACTCTTGCTGCCATTTGATGCTGTTTATTATGGATCAGACAAGACTGTTTTATCAGTAGTGGCTGGTGAACCGTTTAGAACTTATCAGACCAACCAAGATGGAACATTTGGTGTTGTGATTTTGAGGGAATACATCATTACATTTACTAATGATGGGGCTACTCCAACCAACCGCTGGAAAGTCAAAATCGAAGATCCAATCTTCTCGATTGTGAGCCAGCAAAATTTTGGCTCATTCGTTGAGGTTGATGTGCTTACTAAGCGCGGAAACACGCAGGAATTAACCACGATTTGATCGATGTCCCTACCGGTAAATTTCGAGGAACGAGTCAAGAGCGCACCAGCCGTCGGCGGTGCAGGATACCCGTATCGAATCAGCGCACGCGACCTGATGCGTGACTTTGTCTATGCAGCCGTCGAAGTGCCATCGATTACCGATCAAGGTATTCGTAATGGAATCAAGGTAGTATTTGGAACAGGCGACAACGGACACACCAACCGCAGCATCTACGCCGAGCCGTTCCCAGAAAACCCTACGTCAGGCGACATGATGTATTATGACGGAGCTGAGTGGGTATCGCTGGCCGCACCATCTTCAAGCGGCACATTTGTATTGAGCCATGATGGAAGCAAGCCTTCTTGGCTCGCAACGCAAGAATGCCCATAATATGCCAGTAAAGCTTACAGCCGCAGGCAAGGTGATCACGAAAGGCGGGAAACCGTCTTGTGTTTGTTGTGGCGGGGCTTTATGCGGGGATTTTGATTTAGACATCCTACTGCACACTCTTCATCCAGACTACGTATTATCTGGGTACACGTTTTCTGATGAAGGACAGCTATTTCAAGCAGGAACTGGAACAATTCCAGGATCGTTTAAGCGAAAACGTGCTTGCCTTCGATGGTTGTGTCGTCACGTTGTAGTAACGGACGGAGTAATAGTTTCTGCGACCAACACAGAATTTGGAGGACCAACAACAAATGCCAAAGATTTATGGGTGGATATTTGCCAACCTTTGCACGGAAATGAAACACGTTCTGGAACTTTTCTTTATGTGATTGAGTTTTTCGCATGGACAGAAGTAGGGCCAAGCCCTAGAGATTGGATTAGAGCAGACGATGAATATTATGTCAGAAAATACTTCGTAACAAAACCATAGGCCCATACCGGGTGAATTCAGGGGAACTCCAGACCGGACAATCCTGAGCCAAGTCGCAGAAGTGCAAAAAAGTATGCGAAAGGTGCAACGACTAACTGGTGAGCAGCACAAGCAATACACCAGACACGAGCGCCCGGCAGCTCAAAAAGCTGAAGATATAGTCTGACCTGCATGGGAACATGCAGATGCTTGGGATAAAGAGCCTGAGCGGTAACAAAATGCGGCTAGCCCGGGTAAAATGCCACAAGAACCAAAATGCGAATACAGAACAAGCCGCAAAGGTTTAACCTCCCTTTGCGGCTTGGGCTTTTACGGCGGAAAAGTGACTGATGGAACATGCCGCTGCTGCCTAGAACAAAATCAGAACAACGAAGATTATAAGCAAGAGCTACAAGCAATTCATGAACGCTCCCACCCTCCGACTGCTCGCCGCGTTTCCGGCTGCTGCGACGACGCTAGGAATCCGCCTACATTTTGACAATCCACCAAGTTCAAGCACTCTACCATTATGAATATCGCCAATTCACGCGCCACCATCGGCCTGACCTCAAAAGCCACACCGACAAGCACCGCCATCAATGGCAGTGTGCAGATCGGCGACAATTCGCAGACCATTTCGTTCCCGACTGCAAATGTCGCTTATTCAGTCAGGGCTTTCTTCGCCTCGGCTAGCCCGACGTTCGCGCTCAACCTTACGACCGGTGCCACTACCGGATCGACCGCTTTTGTGGCCGGAACAGCGCAGATCGAAACGGCCACCGCAGCAGGAACAGCCACTGCGTCTGGCAATATCACCGTGACCGTCACATCGGCAGGTATGGCCGGATCACCGCTTGCCATCACTGTGCCGATCCTGATCAACGACACACCAACTTTGTGGGCTGCTAAAGTGCGGACTGCGCTTGCTGCCAACGCTGTCATCGCTGCTCGCTTCTCGGTATCGGGCGCGACGACTGCCATCATCTTGACCCGCAAGCCTGGCACTGTGCTGGCCGCCTCTAACGAGACAGTAAATCTTTACCTCGCCAACGATACGACGCTCAACATTGCGATTGCTGCCGGAACAACCGGCATTACTGCTGCCTCGACATCTGCAGACACTACAGCAGGAGTTGTGACCAGCGGGGTGCTGATCCGCGATGGCGACGCGAAAGACTTTGAGGGCGTGACTATCCCGACTTGCGTTCCAAAGGCCGTGCTTTTCGCCAACGGTGGCACCTCTGCGCTAGAGATTGATGGCGGCGGCACACTGGCTAACCTCGACATCGAGGGCGGCTCCTCAATCCTCTTTGCAGGCGGCAATGTCCTGACCGGCGAGACTGCCTTGACCATCGTTGGACCATCCACATTCTTGACCGTCACCGTCCTAGGCCAAGCCTGATCATGAGTTGCTGCTCCTCATCGCCGCCAGCCATCGAGCTTCCGTGCGCGTTCAAGGGCGCGACATGGGACGGCCTGACATGGCGTATTGACTCGACTGACGGCACCGAATACGATTCGGTGCTGTCATCGGCGCGGTTTCAGCTGCAAAACTCGGCTGGGGCTGCCGTGCTGACGCTCACAAGCGCCGTGGCTGGCGAGATCACACTAAACGTGACAACAGCCCGCCGCTGGTCGGTGACTGTCGAGAAACGCCTCCTGACGCTCGATTCTGGCATTTACTCATGGGCGCTCGAAACCACCGACGCGGCAGGAACAATCAAGGTGCAGCTTATCGGCACGCTCCAGGTCAAGCCTGACCTAATACTCTAAAAATCACATGGCAACTCAAGTCACAGTTAATGCCGGCCAAGGCTCAACACAGGTGACAGTGATCACCGGTGCAGGATCGACAAATTACACCGTAAGTGCTGGAGCGCGCGGTCCTGCCGGATCAACTGGACCCGCTGGACCCGCTGGACCCGCTGGCTCCGATGCGACCGTCACGAACGCGAGCATCGGCGCAGTCCTAACCGCAGCGACAGCGAAGACTACGCCGGTTGACGCGGACACGATCCCATTGACCGACTCGGCAGCATCCAACGCGCTCAAGAAGGTCACATGGGCGAACATCAAGGCTACGCTGGCCACTTATTTCGGAACAGTTTACGCGGCATTAGTCCACACTCATGTCAGTGCCAATATCACCGACGCGACCAGCGCAGCGACGGCAAACAAGCTCGTCCTGCGGGATGCGACAGGCGGAGCAAACTTCGCAGCCGTCGGTGCATCGTCGGTTACATCGAGCGGGGCAATCTCTACGACTGCAATCAATGGATTCATCTCAACAAGCGGATATGATGCCTGCATTTTCACAAACGGAGATTCCGCCTTCATCTATACAATCGGAGCCAACGCTTCCATATCGACAACCGGATCAGACGCAGGAATATCTACAAGCGGATTAGATGCTAGTGTTAGCACCTCTGGAGACAATGCCTACATTCAAACATCTGGAATCGGTGGGTCAATCAGAACCTCAGGAACAAATGCATCTATCTATACGACTGGAACAGACGCATATATCTCCACAAATGGCGGCGGTTGGATTCAAACTTCAAGCACGTTAAAAATCGCATCGGGTGCTGGAACCACAACCTTATCTGGAACTCAAACGGCAGACCGCGCCATTGCATTCCCAGACGCATCAGGCACAGTCGCCCTGACTACCTCAAACGTAGCAACAGCAACAGCGCTGGCTACCTCAAGAAATATCTTCGGACTTGCCTTTGACGGAACTGCAAACGTCAGCGGCGATGCTACCAACACCGGACATTTTGCCAGCATTCCTACAGGAGGTGCGGCTGGGCATTTTGTCATGCTGCAAGGCACTGCTCCGACTCTTGTAGCAGGACGCACTGCAATTTATGGTGCCACAGGTGGATTCGGGATCAAAGACGGCACTGGAACAGCGCGGACAGTTTCTCTGTCTGGCAATCTTTCGCTTGCGAATAATCTGACGACGAGCGGCAACTTTGCGCTGACTCTGACGACGACTGCATCGACTAATGTAACATTGCCGACGAGCGGAACATTGGCAACACTGACAGGCTCAGAGACTCTGACGAATAAGACGCTTACAAGTCCGACGCTGACCGCTCCAGCACTCGGCACGCCAGCAAGCGGCACAGTAACGAACTTAACAGGCACCGCGTCCATCAACATTAACGGCACCGTTGGCGCAACGACACCAGCTACTGGAGCATTTACGACGGTTACAGCAACTAGCACATCGGGAACAATACTAAATGCTGGAAATTTATTAACAGTTGCGTCTGGTTCTGTTGTATCTGGTCAAGGAACATTCACAGTTCTAGGCCCATATGCTTCAACGCTTGGGGGTGATGCCGCAGCACAATTTAACATCACAAGCAACTCGTCAAGCGGTTATGCGCTTTTCAGATTCGGGATTATCAGCCCAGGATCTGGCGCAATTGGAGAGTTTGGAGCTGGAGGATCGAGCGTTACACCATTTGCATCAACGGTATTTTTTAACACAAAAGGTAGTTATCCACTGCTTTTTGCTACAAATAATAGTGAGTGCATGCGTATATCGACTGCTCGCGGCGTATCAATCGGCACGACGACCGACGCAGGCGCGACTAATCTGCTTGTGGCTGGGACTACTACAAGCACCGGAAAATTTATCGCTGGAGCAGCGGTTAAGCTTAAGGGCTACACCGTCTCCACGCTTCCAACCGGAACTGTTGGAGATACGGCATACGTCACTGATGCCTTGGCCCCAACTTTCCTAGCCACTCTCGTAGGAGGAGGCGCAATCACCACCACTTGCTTTTACAACGGCACCAACTGGGTAGCTCAATAATCACCATTATGACACCATACGAAATCCTCATTCGCGGCAACGAAGACGGCACCTTCAAAGGGGCGCACGTTCTCGAAACCCACGACTCTCAACCGCGCCCAATCAAGCTGGAAGATTGGCCTAGCATTATCACCAAAGTCAATTCTGGAACACTTGCAAAAGTGACCCAACTGGAGACTCAAGCCGAACTCATCCAAGCCGAACTCGCCGCGAAGAATGCGCTGATTGACTCGATCAAGGATGCCATCAAGGACGCCGATCTCGATGACGCCGCAACGGTTTCCGCCATCGAGCAAGTTCTCTCCGCTGCCGAATTACCTTCCGTCGAAAAACGCAAACTAGAAATCGCGGCGGAAATCGCTGCTAAACAAGCTGAACTGGAATCCCTATGAAGAACCTTAAAACAACCATTGCCGGTGTAATTACGGCCGCACTTGTGGCACTTACAAATATCCTCCAAAACGGAGCCAAACTTGAAGACTGGAAGACATGGGTAGTTCCGGTTGCCATCGCCATCATGGGCTACGTTTCAAAGGACTACAACGCCACTGGAAAACCATGAGAACTCTCGTTTACCTCGCCGCAGCATTCACGCTCGTCTGGTCGCTTTCATCCTGCGCCCCATCGACTACGATCACCGAGACGCTGCTAGACGGCACCGTTCGGAAGACCGAAATCAAAGGCGGAATTGACCCTTCTGCCGTGCCACTAGCTGGCCTAGCGGTCCGCACTTACGCCACCATTCACTCCGAGAAATGATCCTCGTCCAATGGGTGCTGATAATCATCTACGTCCTTTGGGATGTGTTGGTTTACACCCCACCGGATAACACGCCATGAACTCAACCAGCATCGGAAAAATCGAAGGATGTGACATCCGGCTTGAGCAATCAGCGACCGGGCAAGAGCGCGCCTGGTGGACAGCCAAGGCCGCGATTGATTGCGATGGAGGAAGCAATCCACATCACGATCCATGCTGGCAACCGGACACAACATTGCGTTTCAATGGCCGCTCCATCGACGCAGAAGTGGTTCCGTTTATTGTGGTCCCTCCGCTCATCATCCAGCGCACCAGAGGCATCGTCATGGGCTGCAAAGCTCGTGCCAGTTATCGAGGCCGCTCAGTTGATTGCGTAGTGGCTGACATTGGACCACGCCGGAAGATTGGGGAGCTATCGCCAGCCGCAGCTCAAGCCATCGGACTGGATCCGAATCCGAATCACGGAGGAACCGACGCGCACGAGGTCACCTACGAGATCTGGCCAAGCATCCCGGCAACCATCAACGGAACCACCTATAAGCTGCAACCGGCATGAATGAAGATCACCTCACAGTCGGGTCGAAGCTCGTAATGGGAATTTGTGGAATGACCGTAAATGCGCTTGCCGTGCTGACTAGCATGCAGGAGCAGATCGAATGGGGAATGCGGATCTTTTCGCTGGTCGTCGGTATCACAGTTGGACTTTTAACCATCTGGAGTCTTCTCAAGAAAAAGCCAAAATGAAAGTCTATATGATCTCACGCGAAGAAATGGAAATGCTTCACTCTCTTCGCGAATGGCTCAGTGACATCATCAAGACCGGAAAACTCGCCAAGTCTCAACAACACTCAGCGGCTGACTTCGCCATCGACCTCAGCGATCTTCTGGAAGGCGCGATGTGCGCGGAAATTACGCCCAATGATACCTGATCACGTCACAATCGGCGGCAAGCGCATCGAGGTCATCGAGGATCTGGACCTCGCTGAATACGGAACCTTTAGCCCTGACGAGTGGATCATTCGACTCGGGCCGTCTGCCAAGATTAATCCGCTCGAAACGCTTCGCCATGAAATGATTCATGCTTGCTTTGCCGTCGCCGGCCTGTCACATCTCAAACGATTTGAGGAGGAAGCGGTGGTCCGCTGCCTTGACAATCTCTTGTTCCCAGCATTGGAATTACTCCAAACCAAAGAATGACATGGACAATACTCAACGCATTCAAAACTCGATCAATCGGAATCCGTCTTTGCCAAATTACCGGATCGCCAATAATCTCGCGGTCCCAGCCGAAGAGGTCGCCAAAGTTCGCGCTGAAATGGGACATATCCCAACGGCACCACAGCAGGATCAGGGATTGCTTCTGAGCAAGCTGAGAGTGCTTCCACGGCGTCCTGCGGAATCTGCTGCGAAATACATCAAGCGTCTTCCGCTCGGTCGGGGTTTCGATGTCAGAAAACTTTCGCAAGAGTGGGGCATGGGAGAGGAGACAATCCGCCGTCACGCAAAAGACCTTTCTTGCCTTAAATATGTAGAGGTCGAACCTGACGAGTGGGTGCCGGTCGTCATGAATCCAGAAACTGCCAAGCAATATGTCTGAAGGAATTGACCTATCCGCCATGCGCGTCTCGGACAACGACGCCATCTCGGAAGTGACCAAGGCTCGCGCTGCGCTGTCGAAGCTCAAGCAGGAGCTGATCGCAGTCACGAAAGACCGCGACGAGTTGCTGGTTGAATACGGCGACTTGCAAAAGGCGCGATACGCTGGCAACGCATCGAGGACGAAACCGAAACCCGCAAAGGATGATTTTGTCCGCATCATTGCCAACGACGTGCATGGTCAGATGATGGACCGCGAGGCCGTCGAGGCGTTCCTTGGCGACCTGCGCGATTGGAATCCAGACGAGATCGTCCTCAACGGCGACATCATTGAGTGTGGTGGATTCTTGGCCGCTCACCATGTCCTCGGTTACGTTTCGCAGACTGAATATAGCTGGCAGGAGGACATTGCTGCCGGAAACTGGTTTCTCGACGAGGTGCAAAAGGCCGCACCGAGAGCGGTGATCCACTACATTGAAGGAAACCACGAAGATCGGGTGGAGCGTTGGATTGTTGACCAGACGATGCGCCACACACGGGACTCAACTTTCCTGCGGGAACTGATCTCCCCGAAGGTTTTGCTGCGCCTTGAGGAGCGAGGAATCCACTACTACGGGCGCGGTGAGCATCACATTCAGGGTCTGCCGCCAGGCTGGATTAAACTTGGGAAAATCTTTTTCGTGCATGAGCTAGGCGGAGGCAAAAACGCTGCCGCTTCCGCTGCTGGAAAAACGGCTGGCAACGTCGTGTTCGCACACACTCACCAGGAGGATTCGGCCACCATGGTCCTGCCGGGCGTCGGCCTGATCAAGGCCTGGAATCCCGGTTGCCTTTGCCAACGCGCACCTCTCTGGCGGCATTCAAACCCCACGAACTGGAGCCACGGCTATGCCGTGCAATTCGTGGCCAAATCCGAGCAATTCCTGCACCTTAATATTCCGATCTGGGAAGGAAAATCCCTAGTCGGATCGCTTCACGGTCGGATCAAGGGTTGATTTCAGCGGCACATTTTTGCGGTCGCCAAGCCGTCTCGGGCAACCGAGGCGGCTTTTTCTGGGCAAAATTCACCTTCGCCAAAAAAAGTTTTCCCTACTGCCACAAGGAATTGCGGGCTTTTTCTACCGTGCCTGTAAATTTTCAGTTTACAACCTGTAAACGTCGGATAGGGTGTCTCCAGTTGCAAGACGCAACGCCAACCGACAACCACCATGACAACGCAAAAGACCATCACGATCCAAGGCAACCGCTACACCGCCGACGAGCTTCTTAAGCTCGACGCCTACGAAACCAACGGAGGCGACATGCTTGCCGAGGTCAAGGAAGGTGAGATCATTTTCGGAATCCGTGAAGACTGCCTTACGATTAAAAATGCAGGATGTGTGATCCGCCGAGGCTTTGGATTTGGTGACACCGTCGCCATCCTGGCTCGCTAATTGCAAAAACCAACACCATGACTGCACTCCTCTACCGATCACCATCAGGCTGGAATCTGATGCTTGCGTTCTCGGACGTTCGCACCGGCTTTTCCTCGACCGCATCCGCTCTTCGTTACGCTGCCTCTGAGGGCATCAAGGTGCGCCGTTCACCCAAACTCGACTACTAATATGCAAATCATCACACGCGCTCGCTCAGGGCAATCTATAGGTCTCAATCGCCGTCGTCCATCAGTGCGCTGGAATTACGCAGCTGCTGCAATCGGAGCCGTCACAGGTGCCATCCTGATTTTGCTCGCCATCACAACACGATAATGTCAGCCAAACTACCCACACGCGCCATGATCCAGGTGGCCGAAAAGACTCACGAACGGGTGCGCCGAGAAGCACTTAAGCGTCAATTGCCGGTTTACGCGGTGGCAACGCTCTTGCTCGACCACGCTCTCGACAGTCTCAAAGCTGGCGAGGTCAAACTTACAGGGCCAACCATTGAAACGCCATGACTCAATACGAAATTTGCACACTTTCCCTAATCGTTAAGCCAAAAGGCAAACCGATTTACGACGAACAAGCCACTATCATCGAAATGACTGATGAAGCCGCTGGACCGTTTATCAGGCTGAAGCAATGCCACGACGACTCTAAGATC